GTTATCTCCCTTATGAGTTTTTGATGCCGTATAAATAGAAATTACTGTATTGAACAAAGTTGCCGTTAGGCAGTATGGTGATTGAGGTAATGCCAGATGCACCCCGATAAAGATGAGAGATTGACTCAATCGCATAATTGCTCACACTAGTTGAATCGCTTTCCGATACATCTATGTCGAAAAAAGGTTTACTTCCCGTTGAGTTATAATTAGGAATGTAGATTTCCGTTGCCCCAAATGTAGATGCAGTTGCACCCGCACCATCTTCTAACATCGAGACATCGTAAGTTGATTGGTTACTTGCCCGACTACTTGCGGGGCTTGCATTTCCGCCACCACCAGTAAGTTGAGTAAAAGAATAATTGCTTGCGGTATCACCATTAAAGCGAATTAGTAAAGTAGTAACTGCCGATGAGTTGTCACATCTCGCACTCACAACCAACTTCAAGTCGTTATACGAGGTAGGTATGCTTGAGAAAGTTACGCTGGCAGTTGAACTGCCGAGTGTTTGGGATGAGATGAGGGTCATTGTTGCGGATGCCATTTATGCCACCGACTCTCTAGTAATTAGTTCTGGCGCATAGAGGCTGAGGATTTCAAGGGCGTATTGCACCTTGTCCTCTACTCTTTGACCGCTTGGTTGTGATACCGACCAAAGTTCGAGGTTCTCTGGGCGGTTATCTGATCGGTTGCCGTTCTTATGGTGGACATTTTCGTGAGGCTCTAAGTACCGACCAATCATCTGCTCCATTACAAGGCGATGTTGAGCGACTTTATTTGCTTTTGTTTTGAAAGGATGATTTGGCGAGTAGATGTGGATATAACCCTGATTGGTTGTTTCAATACTTTTGGGTTTCTTTTTTCTTACTATGTTCACATCTCCTACGATTCTCATCCGAGAATAATGGGTTGCACACATACCATTTGCTACATGAACTTTTGAACAGTCCTTAACCTGACAATGGGTGAACTTCAAGTTATTTCCATGAGGCGCAGTACCTAGTGGGTCGCCCCATTTCTTCCAGCGAACATGATGGGTCGTGCAGTAGAGTTTGTTTCTTTTCGGTCTAGGACAATCTTCGACCGCGCATGGATAATCGTTGATGTATGGCATAATTTTCCTAGATTCCCCAAAGTGTTGCGATTGTGCCAGTTGAAAGATTCACCGCAGCAGAAGTGAAAATTTTTATCGAAGTTACAGCCGAGGTGCTTCTCCAAAGCCCAACGGTTAGTTCAACATCTCCACTCCCGTTTTGGTCGTTTGCGGTAGTTAGCAATGCGGTTTTATTGGTGTTACCTGCGTATGACATTAAGTCCATTGAAACCATAAATGGGATAGTGGTAGAAGTGTTCCAACTCCCGGCAACAAGTATGTAATTGGTGCTTGTAAATGATTGAGATACAGTTCCTGTGCCATAACCGTTGAGCCAATTGTAAGAATAATTAGTAGCAGTATCAGAATTAAATTGAAAAGTAATGCTCGTTGATGAAGCAGTAGTCCCCGTCAGCACCAACCTCAAATCAGTATAAGTGCCAGGGATAGAGGAGAAGGTGATAGAAGCGGCGGCAGAGCCAAGGGTTTGAGTGGCGATTGGGATGAGAGTTGCGGTAGCCAATTAGTTCGCCCCCAGTAATGTAATTGTTCCCGTGTAGGTTCCTGCACCGATAACGAAAGTCACCGAGGTAATGGCAGCAGTTGAGAGCCACACGCCAGAGTTGATTTCGATAGAACCTGTCGAGGTGTTGTTATTCGCACCGATTAAAGTTTTAACGGTCTTGTTTTTATTCGCGTTGGCGTAGTCAATAATGTCAATGATTCCAACGGCAGGATAAGTCGTGACGGTGGCGTTTTGAAACATCTTGATGTAGCCGTTGGTGCCTGATGCTGTACCGCCAGCGGTAGCCGCTGAACCTGAACCTGACAAGTAGTGCATCGCGTAGTTCGAGGTTGAGGTGTCGGAGTTGAACCGCAACTCACCAAAGGTTGCCGAAGTTGTCACCAAGTTAAACCTCACCTGTAAAGATTTATAGGTGGAAGGGATACTTGAGAAGGTGACGGTGGAAACGGCAGAGGGAGATAGTTGCTGAATTTGGTAGAAGTTACCTGTGGCTAAATGCCCTGTAAGGCTAGATGCAATAATTCCTAAAATTACTGGCATTAGACAATATCTCCAATCACCGTAAATGTGTTTGAAGCAGTGCAGATGATAGTTGCAGCAGAGTATTGTACGCGAAGTAATGGAGCCGATGAAGATGCGCCAGTTGAAGTGATAGTCACTCCCGATCCTTGAGCAAAGGTAACTTGTCCCGTACCAATTTGCTGCACGCTAATTTGCTGCCCTGCACTAAATACTGTAGGTGGAACCGTAACTGTAATACCGCCTGAGTTAGAGCAGGTAACAAAGTTTGCAGCATCGCCAGCAACCAAAGTATAGGTAGTGCCAGTTTGAGCATTGATGCCAAGGGCAATCGTTGGCGCAGTTCCAAATACCAGTGAGCCTGCACCAGTCTCATCCGTTACTACTGCTGCTAGATTAGCCGATGTTGGTGTGCCAAGAAATGTAGCAAGTGAACCAGTAACGCCATGTGCGCCAGCAGATAAGGCTGTGTTGTAATGTGTTTGAGTATCGGTCAGATCCTGTGCTGTGATAACATGGCGCACTGTTGCGCCAGCGTTATGCGCTTGCGCCGTAGTACCGTTAAATCCGCGAGTGATAGTTAATACCGAACCAGCATAACTTGTTACCAGTACAAGTTCCTCTGAGGATGTATCATAATCAAATGCAAGGACAAAAGGATTGCCAGTAGTGGGATAACCAACTGGTGAATTTGCAAGAGTAACGCTAGTGGCACCACTAGTGATGTTTGAGGCAACGGTATTATCTACGGCTGTTGCGCTATAATATCTTGTCATATATTCCTCTAACTTGTGTAGTGCGTTCTAGGTGGGAATTGTTCTTGCAAGCGTCGTACTTCAATTTGTAGACGTTGTTGGTATTGCTGTTGAATCATGCGCCCAACATTGCCAGCAGTTCCTACTGGATCATTGGTGCGAAGCGCATCACTTTCGGCGGATGTAGCAGGTAGTCGCCCAAAGTCAAGATACATGGCGGAACGATATGCCGCACCAAGTACGATAACTTCACGAGATGAATCTGGCAAACCAGTGACGGTTGAAAAATCGTCTTGGTCAAATTGAAGCGTAGTTGGCTTTTTGGTATAAGTAACCATGACGGTACGACCAGGGATAATACCTTCGCGGATAGATACTGTCTTGCCGCTATTCCATGTCAAGGGATTAGCCATACGGTCAATACGGTAATGACGGATCGGTAGCCATTCTTTAGATGGCCCAATAGTCTGCCAAGATATTCCAATAATATCAATCGCTTCCTGTGGAAGCGTGTATGTTGTTACCGCCGCTTGGAAGGGAAAAGTGGTATAGTAAGTGCCAAACAAGTCTGGATATACACCATCAATAGCAAGGTTGATATTGCGCCTAATAACAGAACGTGGAAAAGCAGGAGCGACTGTAACGCGACTGCCAGCAGTATGTGGTACCGCTACCGTATCTCTAAAACCTCTACCATAACTAGGAATAGTAGCAGTATTAGTGGTACGATCAAATGAATCAACCCAGATCAACTCATCGTCAATCTCAACTAATCCACGTGTTAATACCGTTCCATCGTTAACGACAAATGTTAAGTCTGTTGCGCCCATGGCGCTAGGCAGATATGTCGCTTGATCTTGTAAACCAGTGTAGCCTGTGAGGGCTAACTGGGTTTCCCCGATGATATCTATGAGGGCTGTCATTAGGATGCAATCCTCGCTGCCGCTTCGGCTTCGCCAATGCCATACGTACCAGCAAGCAAGTTTATTACGCCAGGTGTATCTTCATAGTAATTATTTCCACCATTGCGATAAGCATAAATTGCATTAAGCGCTCCGATGCCTTTAGTTTGCCCATGACCAGGAATAACATTGGTTGCCCATTGAACACATGCACCATCAAAATCTAGTTGCGGTACACCATTAACAATGGTGCCAGCAAGACGGTTCATGTGGTATGTTACAGACAACCCACCATAGTTTGACATCTATTTATCCTTTCGTGGGTAAATTGAATTACTTGTTTTTTGTTCCGCCAACGCCTTCGTATCCGCCTTTAGGCTCACGAGTTGGCTTGCCATCTAACTTACCCATACCCTTTGGGGTACCAGTTGTCTTTCTGTCGCATCCACAATTAAGGCACATTTACTTTCCCTTGACTTTCTTTAGATTTGGATTGGCTTTCTTTGCTGCTGGTGAAGCCTTGCGCGTGGCACTTGCTAAAATTGCACCTGCATTTTTCATAGGTACGCCAGACTTTTTAGCAATTTGCTTTTGCGCTGCTGCAAAGCCCATACCCTTTTTTGCTGCTGCCATTAGATTGCTCCCGTTTCCCTCATTACCGAAGCGGTCTGCTTGGTAATCTTTGTTGCCGCTGGCATTGACTCAGCGTTATATGCAACGCCCAATTTGTCGCTTGCGGCCTTAGCCTCATTCACTGCCTTCATAGTTGTGCCTGCTGGCTGGATACCCTGTGAGCGAGCATCGGCATAAGCGTCAAGTTCGCCAATCCATTTCTTATTAGTCATAGAATCGGCTCTACCAGCATCGCCAGTATTTAATTCAAGTGTGATAATCTTGCAGGCAAAGCAACCTTCAACATAAGCCTCATGGCCGTAATGTTCAGAAGGAACCTCGATATAAATAAATGGCTTATCGCTTACTTCATTACAATTAATACAACCATAAGCCGTAGGGATTGATTCATACTTTGCGTTTAGTCCCCAGGCTGTTATTTTGCTTACGTGTTGGCATTCGCTCATTAAGTATTTTCTCCATAAAATCTATATTGCGTTGGATTCGTTCTTGCTCTGGACCATTAGCCTTAGCGGCTTCTTTAGCAAAGGTTAGCGCTTCCTTAACATGACCAAGGTTGTAAGCACTGACTCCCGCAAGATCGTAGGCTTTCCAATCCCAGACAGCGGCTTCGTAGCAATAGTGTATTGAACGTGGCAAGTCCAAAACTGCGAGAGAAGCATCTAAGCACCGTTGCCATTCTTGTTTGCGATATGCGTCAATCGCTACGCCGTAATGAGATTCGCCCTCATGGGGCAAAATCTCTACACCCTTGTTATAGTATAGGGTTGCGTTTTCCTTATCACCTAGTTGGTGGTAAGATTCTCCGACCCATCGGCAGACGGCTGCGGATTCAACATCCCAGCCATTAAGTTCAAGTTTGCGCTTACCAGAGTCAATAACATCTTGCCATAGGTCGTTGAAGTAATACTCTCGGCACATGTATGTCCACATGCGAGGATCCTCTGGATACTCCCTGACAGTTAGTTTAAGAATCTCTAGGTAGTGCTTGCGAGATTTGCCATTATCTGGCAGGTGCTTAATAACTGCATCTAGTATCTGGATCTGCTTTACTTCTTCATCACCATAGTAAATCTGTATCTCATGGCATGGATACTTCCAATGCCATCCATGACGGTTATGTAGCCTATCTCTGTGCCAAGTCTGGCCCGTATCCATTGTAATCCAACCAATGATTGCGTCCTTCTTCCAGCCCTTACGGACCTTATCAAAGAAGCCAGTCTGTGGCACTTCATCTAAATCTAGGATTACACATACGTCAGCATCCTGTGGGACAAGCGCCAAGGCTGCGTTACGAGCATCATCAAAGCGCCAGGGCTTTATGCTAATGTCGTAGACAATAGCACCCAGTTCCCTAAGTCTTTCTGCCGTGCCATCTGTTGAGCCTGTATCTGCTACAATGATGTAGTCAGCGCCTTTGCAGGCTTCCATATAGCGATCAACATGCTTGATTTCGTTTAGGGCAATGGAGTAGACTGCTATCTTGGTCATGCCGCTATCTTAGCATACGTTATGCAATATCGCCAGTCACGAGCCAAACATCGGTTGCAATCTTTAGCGCAGTGGCTACAGAGTTGACGACACGAAGTTTTGGACCTGCTGGTGTAGCACCCGTGGAAATGATGGTAGTCGTACCTGGGGTGACGGCCGTAATCGTAGGCTGGCCCGCACCCGTAATCCAGGCAAAGTTAATCTGTGAGCCTACTGGGTAGGCAACAGAAACGTTAGTTGGAATCGTTACTGAAATAGCCGAAGCATTGTTAAGGGTAACAAGTTTGGCATTATCGGCAAGAACCGTGGTATAGGTTGTACCAGTTTGTGCGTTAATACCTACAATCTGCGCGCCGCTAAAACTGGTAGCGGTTAAATTGCCGCTTGCATCCATTTTGGCCAATGCTGTGCCTGATGAACTTTGCCATTCTTGGATATTTGCAGTTTGAGATGCTGCCGCTTTTGCAATAATTGGTACAGTTGCAGAGGTATTTGCTGTAGCAGATAGGGTAGGAGAAATTTGAACAGTTCCGCCTGTGCCTGCAACGTTAGTAAATGCAGATGTGCTTGAATAAACTGTAAAGGTTGTTGTTGTTTGTGATTGAATTTGCCATGTTCCATTGTAAGTTCCGCCAGTTACACCAGCGATAAGAACTGATTGTCCAACTTGGAATAAAGAATTTCCCGCATAAGTAAACACAGCAATCGTAGCGGAGGTATAAGCAGCCGATGTTAAAGCAATAGTTCCAGAACTTATTACGTTACCCGACGCAGATGTTCCTGTATAAATTTGACCAGCAGCGTTAATTCCAGATGCAACCACAGATGATGCATTTTTAAATACTGCTAAATCTCCTGTTTGAGTTGTGTTGTAAGGATTTAATGTAAGTGCAATTTGATTTTGTAAACCAGGTTTTATAGTAGCCGATGAGCTTACAGATAACCCAGTAACGTTAGCATTTCCAAATTGGCTTATGGTAAAAGTACCAGCGGTAATAAAGTTTGCTGTTCCGCCAGAACCTTGGGTTAAAGTCAATATTGGTGTTGAAGAGCCTGTTGATGGAGTAATCGCTTGTGGCGCTGCAAAAGTATTAGTTATGGCTAGTTCGGGAACAACGGTTGTATCTACAACCAAATTGCTTGATGATGTTGTTAATCCTGTGCCAACATTAAGTGCAACAGTTTGAGTGCCTGAGTTGTAAGTAACGGGAACAGTTGCTGTTGTTACGCCAGTAGCGCCTGTATTACCCGTATTGCCTGTATTGCCAGTGTTACCTGCTACACCTGCACCTGTATTACCAGTGTTACCTGTATTGCCCGTATTACCTGTTGGTCCTGCTATACCCGTCGCGCCTGTTGATCCTGTCTGACCGCTTCCTGTAGCACCAGTCGCTCCCGTGGAGCCAGTAGGCCCCGCAACGCCAGTCGTTCCAGTGCTGCCAGTATTTCCTGTCGCTCCCGTGGTTCCGCTTGCGCCAGTCGCGCCCGTAGATCCTGTGGCACCAGTTACTCCATTAGCCCCTGTGGATCCAGTAGACCCAGTTGCTCCTGTACTACCTGTTGTGCCAGTAGAACCTGTGGATCCTGTCGCTCCTGTAATGCTAGTTCCTGTGTTACCCGTGCTTCCTGTAACACCTGTATTGCCTGTGCTACCAGTATTTCCCGTTGCTCCTGTGATAGATGGTCCAGTGACACCTTGCGCTCCTTGAATACCTTGCGGTCCGATAGGGCCTAGTTCGATAATAAGTGGTTGTGTTGAACCAACATTATAGACGTTGGTTGATACTGGAATCTGTACGACAGATATTGAGTTAACGGTAACTGACATTATTGTACCACGCTTGCTGTTACGGAGAAGTTACCAGCGAGAATTTGATAGACATTGGATGCAGAATCTGTAAGGTTTAAGCCGTATGTATAGACGCCTGCTGGCAATACGCCAGCGGCTGTCTGAACCGCAGTAAGGGTAAGGGTAACTGTTCCAAGGGCAGGTG